ATTAAAAAAATAACAAGTCATCATCAAAATTTAATTTATAATGGAACAAGTAAATTTGAATTGTACATTGATGGTGATGATGACGATTTAGTAGGTGACCAAAGAGGTTCTGATTTAACTGTTACTAATGGTGTTAACGTATCAGGAAGTGCTGGAAGAGTGTTTACTGCTGATTGCCCATCAGATTGGACGTTTAGTAAAAATGAAACTTTAGCAATTAAAAGAACAGATAGTAGTGGTAGAGGTGGAACAACTGTTTCATTTGTTATCGAATTTGATACGTCAACTTAAATAATCCGTTATAAAATGATAAGCGAAGTAATAAGATTAGTGACATCTAAAAATATAAAAGAAACAGAACACAACAAAGTATTGTTTGGGGCATACAAATATCCTGAAACAATATCTGAAGTTTGGCAACAATTTAAGAAAGAGATATGGCAGAAGAGTACAAAATAAAGTTAACGGCAGACACGTCTGAAGTAGTTGAGGATGTAAAAGATGTAAAGGAAGAAATAAAGGAAGCAACAGATGAGCAGACTTTATTCTCGAAAGCAACAACAAAAGTAAAGGATGCATTTAATACTTTAAAAGGTGGTGTTAAGACTGTTATAAATACTTTTAAAACATTAAAGGGTGCTATTGCAGCAACAGGTATTGGTTTGCTTGTAATTGCTTTAGGTTCATTAGTTACTTTTTTTACTAAGACACAAAAAGGTGCTGATATGCTTTCAGAAGTGATGGCAGGTCTTGGTGCTGCTTTTGATGTTATAGTAGATAGAATTTCAAACTTTGGTGGAAGTATTATAAAGTTTTTTAGTGGAGATTTCAAAGGTGCAGTTGAAGGTTTAGAAAACACATTTACAGATTTAGGTGATGAGATTATAAGAGAAGCTAAAGCAGCAGCAGAATTAAAGAAACAATTAAATGCTTTGATTGACATGGAACGAGAGTTTTCAGTACAAAAAGCAAAAAACAATGTTATTATAAGAGAGGCTGAAGCATTAGCAGCAGACCAAAATGCATCTTTAGAAACTAGAGTTACAAAGCTAAAAGAAGCAATGGCATTAATTGAAAAACAAGCACAAGAAGAGGAAAAACTTGCTGAAGAAAATTTAAGAATTGCACAAGAACAAAAGGGACTTGGTAATAGCATGAGGGAAGATTTAGACCTTATAGCTGAAAAAGAGATAGCACTAATAAATATTAGAGCAGAGGCAGCCGACAGCAGAAAGGCGTTGATTGGACAATTACAATCTTTAGATGCTCAACTACAAGAAAAACAAAAGGTTGAAAGACAAATTCAAAACGAAATAAGATTAAGACAAGAAGAAGGTTTGCAAGAGGCTATAGTTTTAAATGCTGTATCGGCAGATGATTTAAGGTTAAAATCTAGGCTTAAAAGTAATGAGTTAATATTTATTGATACAAAACAACAAATGGCTAAACTTACAGCCTTAGAAAAAACACAATTAGAAGAAGAAACTGCATTACGAAAAGCTAATACGCTTGACCAACTACAAGCAGGAGCACAATTAGCAGGTGCGTTATCAAGTCTTGCAGGAGATAACAAAGAATTGGCAATAGCATCAGCAATCATTGACACTTATGTAGGTGCTAATAAAGCATTTGCACAAGGAGGTGTTGCAGGTTTTATCACAGGTGCAGCAGTTATAGCAGCAGGTTTAGCAAATGTAAGAACTATAATGTCAACGGATGTTCCGGGTACAGGTGGTGGCACACAAGCAATTCCTACAGGTGTTTCAATAGGTGGCTCAATAGGTCAAGCAGTACCTGTAAACGCAAATATAAACGATTTAATAAATCAAAGTAATGCAAACGAGCCTGTTCAAGCATACGTTATCTCACAAGAGGTTACAGATTCACAGGAGGCACAACAATATATTAATAACCAAACTAGATTGTAATGAAAAAGAAAGACGACAATAAAAAGAAAAAGAAAAAGAAAAAGAAAAAATACGATGCTATGAAGTTAGTTGAGTTTGTATTAAATGAACAAGATGCTGATGTTGGAGTGTTTGCTATTAGTTTAGTAGAAGACCCTGCAATAGAAGAGAACTTTATGTATTTCTCTAAGACAGGGAAACCACAAAAGTTTGCAACTTTAAATGATGAGAAAAGAATTGTGATGGGTGCAGTCATGATACCTGATATGCCAATACTAAGAATGGATGCAGATGGAAATCAGTTTAATTGCTATTTTAGTAAAGATACTATTCGTAGAGTAGAGGAACTTTACATGATAAACTCAAAGCATCAATCTGCAACTTTAGGTCATGAGAGAGCAGTTAATGGAATCACAACTATAGAAACTTGGATTGTAGAAGATTCAAAGATTGACAAGTCAGCATTACAAGGATTTAACTATCCGGTAGGTACTTGGGTTGCCTGTATGAAGATTGAAAATGAAGATGTATGGAGTAATTACATAAAAGAAGGTGAGGTAAAGGGTTTTTCTATTGAAGGTTACTTTGACACAAAAGATTCTAAAGGTATAAAAATGGAGAAGGAAGATGTCTTAGAAAAGTTAAGACAAATCATTAAGGATAGTGAAAATAAAACAAAGAAAAACTAATACTATTTAATAAAATAGAAACAAACCTAAATTATGGAAGCATTAGACAAAATTAAAGAAATTTTAGGGATGGTTGAGGTAGTTAACGAAAATGACCCAACTCCTGCAGAATTATCTGAAGCAAAAGAACACATGAAATTTGAAGAGGCTACTCTTGAGGATGGTACTATAATAAGTGCTGACCAATTTGAGGTAGGTTCTGAAGTTTTTATTGTTGTTGATGATGAAAGACAAGCTATGCCAATAGGCGAGTATGCTTTTGCAGATGGTACATTGCTAGTTGTAGAAGAGGAAGGCATCATTGCACAAATCGGAGCAGTAGAAGAAGAGGAAGTTGTTGAAGATTCTAAAACAGAAGAACTTAGTGAACCTAACACAGATACAAAAGATGCTTTAGTACAAGCAATTGGAGTTCTTGAAAATTTAGTTCAAGAGTTTGCAAGTCTTAAAGAAGAAGTAAAAAGTTTTAAAACTGAGGCAGAGGTAAACAAAGCTAAAGTAGAAGAGTTTGAAAAAGTGGGAGAGGAAATTAAACCTAATCCTGAAGGAAAAGTTGTAGAAAATAAATCAATGATTGAATTTTCTAAACTAAGTCCACAAGAAAGAGTAACTTATTTAATTAATAAAAATCAAAATATTTAAAAAATGGCAGATAGTATAACAGAACTGTATTCTGGAAAAGCAGCAGCAGGTTTTATGTCAGCATCTCTACTAAGTGGAGAAACATTGGCAAAAGGTAACTTGACTGTGCTACCAAATGTAGCATACAAAGTTAACCTAAACAATTTTAATTTGGCAGCAGCAGCAGTTGCAGATGCAACTTGTGATTTCACAACGGCAGGAGACATCACTTATGTAGAAAAGGCTCTTGCTCCAAAGAGATTACAAGTAAACAAAGCATTGTGTAAAAACGATTGGTTAAAAACTTGGGCAGGTGCAAATATGAGAGCAGGTCTTGATGGAACTCTTCAAACAGATTTTGCTACTTACCTTATTTCTTATGCAGGTTCTTTAGTAGGACAACAAGTTGAATCTTCAATTTGGAGTGGTGCAGCAGGAAATAGTGGACAGTTTGATGGATTTCAAGCATTGCTTGCTGCTGATGCAACTGTTGTAGATGTAACTGCTACAACTTTAAGTGCTGCTAACATAATTGCACAGATTGGTGCAGTAAGGGATGCAATTCCTAATGCAGTATATGGTCAAGATGACCTAGCTATATATGTGGGAACGGCAGCATTTAAATTTTATGTTTCAGCACAGGCAGCTCTTGGTTACTTAAACCAATACCATGCAGGTGTAACTGAGTCGAACTTTGAAGGTATTCCAATCAAATGGGCTCCAGGTATGGGTGCTAACAAAATGGTAGCAGGTCGTAAATCAAATATGTTCTTTGCAACAGATTTGGAAGGAGATATGACTGAAGTTAAATTGCTTGACCAAACTTTGGTTGATGGTTCAGATAATGTTAATTTAGTAATGAGATTCAATGCAGGTGTAGGTTACTCTACAGGTGCAGACATGGTCTTATACTCATAAATCGTTTAAAGTATGGCTTGTTTATTAACAAATGGTAGAGGTTTAGAGTGTCGAGAGGCAGTTGGTGGATTACGCAACGTGTATTTTGCTAACCATGACACATTAGGAGCTTATACTGTAGATAGCGATGGTCAGTTGACTGTTGTTGGAGGAACTACAAATGTTTTCAAATATGCCTTGAATCCACAGAGTTCAGAATATACTGAAACCATAACAGTATCAGAGGATAATGGTACAGTATTTTATGAGCAAGTAACTACACTAATGTTACCAAACTTAGACAAAGCAGCATTAAAGGCTTTACGTTTACTTACTGCAGGTCGTTTTCAGTTATTCACAGAGGATAACAATGTAAGTGAAGGTACAGGGTTTGGTCAATGTTATTTAGTAGGTGCTTATAATGGTGCTACTGTTACAGGTGGAACTGTTGCTTTGGGTAAAGCACTTGGAGATATGAGTGGTTATACATTAACGATAACATCAAGAGAGAAAAGGTCTGCTCTTTTTGTTGAACCAGGAACTACAACAATATTTGATGCTATTTCATCAAACCTTACAATAGTTCCTGTATAATAATACTATATAAAATAAACCCCTACCGATTGGTGGGGGTTTTTTTTTGCCTTATTGTAAAACAGAATAGGATATTTACTATTTAATAATATACTTAAAAAACAATATTATGCCACAGAATACAATAGTAAGACAAGCAACAACTGCTTTAGCAGTTACACCAAGCGATGGAACTTCAATAGTAGGTGCATCTGCCAATAGTCCTGCAGCATTATTTGTAGGAACAGGGGGTAATCTTAATGTCATTACTTTAGGAGGTTCAACAGTCTTATTAAAGAACATAGCAAATGGGACATTTTTACCTATACAAGTAACTCATGTAAAATCTGAAAGCACAACTGCAACAGACATTGTGGCTTTATTCTAAATAAGGTCTTATGCTAGTTAATATAATACAAAACACAATTGGGGTATTTCAAAATCTGTTAGGCATAATCACAAATGGTCTAAAGATGTTCTTACCATTTAGTTCTAGTATATTAAATGCTAATGGTCAATTCTCTCGTGACGAAACTACCAACAACAACAACGCTAAATTGCTAACAGGTAATTGCCTTGATTTTGATGGAAGTAATGATTATGTAGATATTGATGGATTTACAATGAGTGGTACAACTGCTACTTTTGCGTTTTGGATGAATACAGATAATATTTCGGCTGATAGGCACATACTTGACTTTAATACAAACAGATTTATTATAACATTTAATAGCAACAAATTGTCTGTGTA